GAAGACTTAGCCTTCTTGAAAAAGACAGGCCAAATTAAAGACGCACCAAAACCAACTGCACAAACTAAGAAAGACGAGGAATAACAATGGCAATATACTTAAATAATAACGTTGGTGTTAAGTTGGCTACTAATGCTGCACCAACTGTACCTTCAATCGACATTAGCTCATACGTAACTAATGCCGTAATTAACCAGATCGTAGATGAGCTGGAAGTGACAGCGATGGGCGATACAGCTCATAAATTTGTTGCTGGCCTACAATCAGGCACATTTACTATCGACTTTATCAATGACTGGGCAGCCGGTCAGGTAAATGAGACACTTAGCGCAGCCTTTGGCAAGACCCTATCAGTATCAGTAATTACTGTTAAAGGCACTGCTGTATCAGCTACAAACCCTACTTACCAGTTCTCAATCTTGGTAAATAACTTGACTCCAATCGGTCAAGGCGGCGTGGCTGAGGTTGCAACATCAAGTCTGTCCTTTACAGTAAACTCCGCAATAACAGTGTCCCCATCGGTGGCATTCTAACTAAGGAGTAATAATGGCAAAGCTAAAGATAACAAGGGCTAATGGTGAAGTATCAGAGCACAAGATAACACCAGGTGTCGAGTACGCTTTCGAGTTAAAGTACGGCTCAGGAATTAGCAAGGTCTTGCGTGAGCACGAAAGGCAAACAGAAATTTTCTGGCTTGCTTATGAATGCTTACGCAGGGCTGGCGCTCAGATACCTTTATGGGGCGTTGAGTTTATAGACAGTTTAGATACTGTTGAGGTGTTAGACGAAGAAAAGAGTTTATTGATATGGATAGCGAAATGTATGCCGCAATCATACAAGTCCTAACCGACAGAGCTAAGGAGATCCGAAATGCCAGTCGTGGTAAACGGCGTTAAGCAACTCCAAAAGGCTATGCGTGAAGTAGAGCCAGAGCTTAATAAGCAGATGGCTAAAGATATTAAAACAGCGATGCTTATTGTCCGAGATAAAGCACGTGGTTATTTACCACAACAAAGTGAAGTATTAAGCGGATGGGGCAAAGGCACATCATCTAGCGAGACTATTAACTATCGGGCATTTCCAGCTTATGATTATTCACTAGCAAAAAGTTTAATAAAATACAATGCTGGCACAAATCGGCGCAATCGTAGTGGCTTTGCTGCTGCATTCTATGTGGCCAACATATCCGCACCTGGTGCTATATTTGAAACTGCTGGTCGCAAAAACCGCAGGGGCGCTCCTAATTCACAAAGTCTCAACCCTAATGCTGGCATTCAATTTATAGAATCTGCCGAATCAATTAGCCAGATGAAAGGCGAAGGCAAGCAGCGAGGTCGCTTGATTTATAGAGCCTGGTTTGAAGAATCTAATAAGGTTATACCAGCTGTAGTCAAGGCCATAAATACAGTTGCTACAGACTTCAAAAATAAAACTCAATTACGTAGGGCAGCATAGTGGCCAATTTAATTGTAAGTGCAGTTAGCACCTTCGATAATAAAGGATTAAGAAAAGGCAAGAAAGAGTTAACAGCCTTTGAACAAACAGTCAATAAACTAGGCAAGACTTTCGCTAGCGTATTTGCAGCTCAAAAATTACTAGCATTTAGCAAAAGGGCCGTTACTGCATTTATGGAAGATGAGAAGGCCGCCAAATCTTTAGAAATACAATTACGTAACACAGGCAACGCGTTTGCAATTCCGTCTGTTGAATACTACATAGCCAACTTACAGAAGGTAACTGGCGTACTAGATGACCAATTACGCCCAGCATTCCAGCAATTATTAACTGTCACAGGATCCATCACCAAGAGCCAAGAAGCATTAAACACTGCATTAAATGTAAGCGCTGCTACAGGTAAATCATTAACAGAGGTAAGCGCAGCCTTAACACGTGGATTCTCAGGCAACACAGCGGGACTTAGCAGACTAGGCGCAGGCATAAGTAAAGCCACGCTAAAGACTGGCGATATGGATAAGATTTTAGGTGAACTTAACAATAAGTTTTCTGGTCAAGCACAAGCTAGATTAACTACTTATGCTGGCAAGATGGATCTGCTTACTGTCGCAGCCGAGGATGCTAGAGAGACAATCGGCAAGGGCTTACTAGATGCCATATCTTTAATTGGTAAAGACACAGGCATTACAACCGCTACTGACTCTATGAAAAATTTTGCACAAAGCACAGCAGATGCCATTGTAGGTGTTGGAGTTTTGATCTCTAAGTTAAAAGAAATGGGCGATGGAAAAGTCGGCACATTTTTATTTGATGTTAAAAACATTCCAGTATTAGGTGCTTACCTTGCAGGCTTTGCAGAAATAGGAGCAGCACAAAGAAATAAGCCTACTTCTAATTTTACCTATGAATTAGGATCTAGTGCTACTAGAGATATTGAGCGTGTGAAAGAAATTACTAGGTTAAAGACTTCTAACAAACTACGCCAAGACGAAATTAATAAATTAAAAACTAAGTCAGAGATAGATAAACTTGGTGAGAAATTTGACCTAGAGCGCATAGGATTATTAAAAGCGCTTGGTGAGGCTACCGATGCTGAGACTAAATTACGCCTAAACGCTAAATTGGCTATCCTAGACAATAACGAGGCTTTGGCTAAAAAGTATCTAGCCGAGATGGAAGCTGCTAAGAGCGCCTTAAAATTAAGCACAGAATTATTAAGCACAGCCGATGCTATGGCTAAGTTAAGACTTATAACTCAGGCCGATTACACCAAACAAATGTATGCAGGATCTGCCATTTATTACCAGGGCAACGCTGCACCTATTCCATCATCTGCTGCCGCTGCCGCTCCTACTGTAATTAATAACAATACTAACCTCACAGTAGAAGGGACAGTAATTTCACAAGATGCAGTATTGACTACAGTCCAAGAAGCATTACAAAGATTACAGAAGCAAGGATCATCTATAACATACGCTGGGTCGCTTTCATAATGACAGTACCAGTAGTAAATGCTTACATCAACTTTAGCTCTGGCCCTAGTTTTGCTCAGGCTTTTATTTTAGGATCAGGTATATTAGACGTAAATATATTAGAAGACTCAGCAGCCATTATTGTCGATGTGTCAAATCAAATTAACTACATACAAACACAAAGAGGCCGTAACGCTTTGGCAGATCAATTCCAGACAGGCACTTTAACGCTGCGCATAGTAGATCAAAATGGCGATTTTAATCCTACCAACCCATCAAGTCCCTACAGCCCCGACTTGACACCAATGAAAAAAGTACAGATTACTGCTACTTATGGTGCAACTACTTACCCTATATTTTCAGGATTTATCACATCTTATGTGAACACGCAACCTAAAGATGCTACAGAGGTTGCCTATACAACCATACAAGCTGTAGATGCTTTTAGGCTTGCACAAAATGCTCAAATATCTACAGTCACAGGTGCTACCGCTGGCAATTTGTCAGGCACAAGAATTAACCAGATATTAGATGAGATCGACTGGCCAGCATCTATGCGTGATGTTGATGCAGGTTTAACTACAATGCAAGCAGATCCTGGCACACCTCGCACTTCTTTAGATGCTATGCAAACTGTTGCCACATCCGAGTATGGGGCTTTGTATGTAGATGCCGATGGTGAGTTTGTATTTCAAGATAGGTCAGTAACCGCTGGATCAATCGGTGGCACAGTTACTACATTTAACGATGATGGGACAGGTATCTCATACGCTAATGCAAACTGGAAATTAGATGACACGCTGATATTCAATTCTGCCCAGGTAAGCAGGCTTGGTGGCTCAGTTCAATCCGCCATAAATCAAGCATCTATTGATAAGTATTTTATACACAGCTATAACCTACAAAACCTACTTATGCAAACCGATGCCGTGGCTTTGGATTATGCTCAGGCTTATGTCGCTAGTCGTGCGGAAACCAGCGTTAGATGCGATTCTATTGAGTTAGACCTATATACCGATAACTACAACGCAGGCATAATTGCAGCTTTAGAGTTGGACTTCTTTGACCCGATCAGAATTGTTACTACCCAGCCAGGCGGATCTACCCTCGATAACACTTTGCAAATATTTGGCGTAGCCACCACCATCACACCTAACAGCTTTAGGGTCTTCTTTACGACCCTTGAACCAGTCATCGATGCACTGATTCTAAATAACAATATATACGGCACTTTAGACTATAATGTGCTCAGTTACTAAGGAGAAATAATGGCCGCTGGATTAGGAT